TCCAAGAGATGCGCTGGCTTTCAATCCATTCTTTTCCATCATGGAAAGTTCACGATTGACTTCGCCAAACGCGGCAATAGCCTCAGTAGCCTTAGCCTTTACTTCGAAGATGACTGGTGGAAAAAACTCCATTGCTTATCCTCTCAGGCTTAAATGCTTACGCATAATTGTATAGTGAAACCTTTGATATTTAGCAAAAGCAGGTTTCATAAATGGGTAGTTAGTATCTTGTTGCCATGTAGGAGGTGCGTAGTTGCCACCTAATTCAAGCGCGCGACCGTAAACGATTGTAGGGCCGACAACTGCGCTATAAGAAGCAAATCCTGAACGGACTTTTGCGCCACGAATAGAACGGCGTAAGTTACCAGTCACATTCATAGGAGGCTCGCCGGGTGTAGCAGGGTATGGAGAATCCCTACGATCACCTTTGATTTCTTCCTGAGCTAACTGAATTAACTTTGCCATCATCTCATCACGCGCTAGGCGAGCGCCCATATCTAACTTTTCTTGAGCGCGCACAACGGCTTGTTTGACTTGCCAAATATTATTCAGCATTTTCAATTCTCCCCGTCATGTGCGCTATCGCTAGAATCCAATCCATAAGAAGTGCAGGCTGTTCATCCACTTGTGTAGGTGTCCAGCCGAATTCTTTAGCAAGTTTGTAATAGTAATACTGTTCATCTGGGTAGATGAAGTCTGGACTGCGCTCTGTTCCGGTTAAGACATCCCTTAATCGGTTGAGCTGTCTAAAGGGCTATCAGCCCCTTTATCTTCATCAAAGTTGGTAAAGATAAAGTCTTGAATCTTTTGAACCTCTGCGGCCAAAGTATCGTAATCAGGCAAGCTCAATTCCCATAGAGATGAGAGCATGATAGATGGCAGGATAAGGTCTAAAGTCCATGACTCAATCAGTACGGCGATGAGACCATCAACCATAGACAAGTTCTGCAATAAGCCTGTCTGCTCATTGGCGGCTTCAATCATCTTTCTACGGTCTTTGACCTTGAGAGTCTTTGGATCGCGTAGCGTTACTGTGTTCCCGCTAGGGAGTTTGATTACCTTCAACATGATTTCCTTCTCTCGCCTTCGCTGTTTTTAAGTTGAACCGGGGTGCGGGAAGGCGGCGCACCCCGGCCAACATTTATTCGGTTACTGGTAAGTTCCCGAAGCCTTTGCGTTCTGCAATACCCACTTGATATTTGCGTAGCCGCCTGTAGCTCCTGCATCTGTGGTATTTGCGATACCTTCAATGTCCACTTCAATTTCTACGAAGTCTTTAGAGCGGTCAATCATGGTTGCTACATAAGCACCCTTTGTCACGGTGAACTGCACTTGAGTTGCTGTAGATCCTGAACCCTGAGACCAGTTGATTGTGATGGCTGGCTGAGTATTTGTAAGGAATCGAGTAAGTTCTGTATCTGCTTCCATAACGAAGCGGATCTTGCCCTTTGTCTCAAGAGCGCCCAAGAATATTTGATATGGGTTCTTCGTGTTGCTGATTCCAAAGATAGGGCTGACTGGTCGAGTCATATCCAATGAGCCTTCTACAGAGTTAGAGATTGTAGAACCGCCGATTGAGACGGTAGCAATCCAAGTCGGTGTAGGAAGGACAGTAGAGAATGATGGTGTAGGAGTTGAGGCTGTAGCTGAAGCCCATCCTGTTCCCTTTGCATCGTAATCGAGCAAGCCATCGGCTGTGAACTTAAGGCTTGCATCGTGGATTTGAATACCAGCGTATGCGCGAACATTTGCTGCATAGAAGTCAGTCAAAGTAAATGATGTTGGCTGAGCATCTGCGCCTGTAGCGGTAGCGTTCTTAATGCTAATGGTGTGAGTATATGGCGCTGATCCACCTGAAGTAGTGACATCGCCAAGCAGACCGCCTAGAACATAACCGAAGGTATCGGCAAATACTGGGCCACCAAAGTCAAATGTTGAATAGGTGCGACCTTGTACATACGCCATGTTCTTGATGAGAGAACCTTGCGCCATGTCTGATGCGTAGAGCGGCCCGATTAAATCAACAGGCTTGAGCTTGTTGGCAGTAACAGGGATAAAGTCGGTTGGGGTTACAGGAGTTCCCTTAGTTGTTTCTTTGGCGATACCCAGATAACTCCGGTGTGTATTTTGTACTGTCATTTATTCACTCTCCTAGAGTCTCGGCTGGTTTTGCCTTAGTTGGTGTAGTTGTTGAAACATCAGGTGCGCTAAAGTCACTTGGTGCTTCAAAAGAATCCCCAGACTGAACTGTGATAGCCAATGTTGGGAATACGCGTTCGCCTTCTCCGGTATATGTGAACTTAGCCATTTCTCTCCTTATGCCTGAATCATTTGTGTGACAGTAAATCGGACTGATGCCCATGTCTCAATAGAGTTACCCTTTTGCGATAAAGGCTCGCCGTATGAAACATCAATAACTGGTTCTGCTCCCTGCCATACCAAAGTGCCAGATGTGTCTCCGAATCTATGATCCGAACGCAACTTATCCTTCAGGTCATCAATGATACCGTCTAAGTTATCCATAGCATCTTCGGCAAGCCGTTCAAGGCTGTGGTGAAATAATTGAATCACTACTGTGTAGTCAATACGCTTCCAACCGCTATGTGCGCCACCTACTGCAATACGAGATTCTGTCTCTGATTCTATAAAGATTACCGCTATACAACGATTGACCTGACTTGGTAAGGAATTAACCTGAAAGTCAATGCGCTTTGGGAAAGATGTAAAAACTTGGTTGATTCCGTCAATAGCAGGTGGAGCTATGAAGCCAGCAAGCGTACTTCTTACCTGCTTGCGACCTACTGCCATTATCGAACCCTTCTGTAGGGAACGAGCAACTGCTTTGCCAAAGCTATTTCATCGCCTAACTTGTCTGCCTGATCTAAACCGCCACCGGGTCTTGTAGTAATTGCCATTGCCATCGCACTATCGCCACGAACCTTGAGGAAGGCTGTAGTGACAAGTATGGCGGCTTCTTTAATTGCTGGTGGAAGCGCGCTGATAGATACGCCCGCGTTGTGTGTATATTGCAAAGCCGATACAAGCGGAACAGTTGTAGATCCGAATGTATAGGTAGAAGCAACTGTCACATTCTCGCTATACATACCATCGTAAATCTTGAGCATCTGCCCTGCAATAAATCCGATTCCGCTTGCAACTGTGATAGATGACTGAGTAGCAGTAGCCGATGCAATGGTTGTGTTTGTATATCCGCAGACATACTGATAGTTGAGAAATACCTCTTGGCGTGGGCTTGTTGGAAATCCAAACTGAAGCGGCCCTTGAGATGAGTAGGTAGTTGAGGCGCTTGCGTAAGGCACAATAATCTGGCTATCTTCAATCCACGCGATTGAGCAGTCAGGAAGGCTCTGTAGCTGAGTATTAGGGTTGCCATAGTTAAAGGTTAAGAGCGCAATAATAGGATTGTAGCGTGGGTGCAGGCGAATAGTGCCATCTGCATTGATACGGCTACGCTGTTGCTCGGTCTCTACTGTTGCCGCAAGTACCTGATTGCAGTAGGTATCAATCCATGATGAGGCGCGAGCGATGACATTCATTAGCTCAGAATCCTGTACATCCGGATCTTGCGAGTTAAATACTAAGTTGTCAATATCAATAGCAGTTGGAGCGTTCTTGAATTCATCAAGGGTTAGGTAAGGAGTCGAGAACTGGAAAGTAGTTGCTGCATAAGCATTAGCCATTTATTTCTCCGCACTTAGAACATTTTTTAAAGAACGAGCCAAACCCGCACTTCTTACATGGAAATCCATTGGTATCAGCAACGCCACTTAGACTTGCTTCTCCCATACCTTCATCTTTTAACTTCTTACGCAATTTAGGATTATTGACTTCGAATAGTCCATCTCTGCCGGGCTTTAAAACTTTAACGCCGCGCGATGTAGTTACTGATAGCTCGCGCATACCTTTTGGGCCAATCATCTTAGCCATGCCAACCTCCGATTTATTAAGTGAGCCTTTTAACGACTTGCTCAGGTCTTTTATTAAATTGTTACTTAAGCAGCGACAATTCCTGAAACGACACCATTCCATGCAGGTGCGTAGCAGAAGAATGTTCCACGGAAGTATGTTGAGAATTCATACGCGAACTGAGTTACAGGCCACTGGATACCCATGTAGTCCTGAACCATGATGTTCGCCCAAACATCTGATACCTCAGTATCAGGGATTGGGAGTGTGTATGAAAGGACAGGAGCAACGCCCTGTGGAAGCCACGGATGAACTGTGAGATCCACGAGTTTGCCTGTGATTTCGTTATGGAGTGCGCCGATTACAGCACCACCGACATAATCGCCTGTCTCTGTCTGAGAGAGGTTCAAACGGTAGTTAGCTGTTGAGCCATTCTTGATTGAGTCAGACAACTGCTTGCGGTCTGCGCCATTGAGAAGAATCTCATCTGGATCACCCTTAACTGAATCGTAGAGCTTGCTGAATACGAGTTGGAACTCAGCGCCCGGATTTGATGTTGAGAATGTTGTGTTGATGTCATTGACATAACCTGAGTTAGGGCCAAGAACTGTAGGCAAGATTCCGTCATAACCTGTTGCGTAAGCAGATGTATCTGAACTTGCGCGAGATGCAAGGATTGTGCTTGAAGTTGAATAGACGAGAATATCGCCACCACTTACTGAGCTTGTTCCTACGACATATCCTGTATTACCCTTGAATGTACCCTGATACTTAGCGTTTGCAACGCCTGTTGTTGTACCGACATACACATTGTAGCCAAGAGCGCCAGTTACATCTGCGACAACAATCTTAAGAGCCTGTGATGAAGGTGTAGTAGAAGCTACTGATGAGACAACTGACTCACCGAATCCTGAGCTAGAAATACCAGCATCTGCTGTGACATATACATAGTATGTGTTGTTAGCAATTGCTGTTGTTCCTGTAGGTGCTGTAGCTGATGAGAGAGTTACTGTAGGAGCTGAAAGAGCGCCTGCGTAACCTGATGCAGTACCGCGTGACATGAGCATCATGCGTTCTTCCATCAACATAGTCGCATAGAGAGTTGATGTTGATGACAACTGACGGAGATCCTGATATCCAAGACCTGAGAAGTTAGCATCAAATGAAACTGCATCTGATAGTGAGTATGAGTTGTATGGAAGGACTAGATCATCTGCTGAGTAGGTGATCTTAGGGCCGCGTTCAAAGTTAATTGAACCAAATGCGGTTGTTGTTGTTTCTGTGATACCCGGCCAGATGTTAGCGTTTCCACCAGTTCCTGTACCTGTGTATCCTGTAATGCGCTTTACGCGGTGTGAAGTACCGACACCCTTCTTACGAACAATCTTGTTACGCAATGGAGTAGGGCGTGGTGTAAGCAACTTAGCAGGTGCTTCAAGGTCAAATGCCGCGAAGGATGTGCTAAGAGGTGATGTAAGCGAGATGTCCTTTACGATATCCGCTGTTGCTGTGCGCTGAGCTGCGAGAGCTGCGTTAAGCGCTCCGACTGCATCAGGTGATAGTGACTTGTTTGCTACAAGAGCTTCCATCTGTGCAGATGGATCTTGTGCTGGTGCTTGACCCGGTACTGAAGAGGCGTTCGAAAGTGACTTGCTGAGTTCTCCAAGATATGCTTCTTGAAGTTCAGCGGCTTTCTTTGGCTCTACATCACCGAATAGGTCTGTTGCTTTAGGCATTTGTGCCATAAGTTTTTATTCCTTTTCGTTAAGTGTGTTAGTTCTCTGTATTGACTTTAGCCTTAGCAAAGAATTCCTGTGCCAAGTCGCTATAGCCCTTACGAAGGACTGGATCGGTTGTCGCATCAGCCTTTGACTTGTATGTCGCGGCCTTTACGAGATATTCGTTTGATACTGCTCCTTGAGCAACTGCGGTGCGCTTTGGCCCACCTGCAACTGTCTTGGTTAATGCCGTTGCTAGTTCGGTTTCAAGTATTACCGACTTCTCAACCGCAGACTCTTTTTCTGCGCGTAGAGCGTCAATCTCTGCTTTGACCGATGCCATAGCACTCTTAACGGCTTTTTCAACTACATCTTCAACGGATGTAGTGTCTGTGGCTTGCGCCTCAGAAACTTCTTCTGTCGCTTCTGCGACTGCTTCTTCTACTGCTTCAACAACTGCTTCAACAACTGCTTCAGCAACTGCTTCGACTGTCTCATCAGCATCTGCTGACTTTGTGTAGTCAATAATTTCCGCTGTTGTTACATTTGCTGGTGGAGTCATTGGGTTAGGGTTTGATCCTGATGGGATTCGTACATGAGTTGCGCCGTGTGTTTCTACGACATTGTGGCATCCGCACTCAAGGCACTTGTTGATAGATTTCATAGACTTGTGCATTTTGCACATCTTTGAATCGCATCCACCATCTGCCGCACACTCTTTGCATCCTTCGCAATCGCATCCGATTGTGTCTGCTTCTGGATCTTTGTGCGCTGACATTTCTACTGAATCTGACATGGTTTCTCCTTCTTGTGCTTCGCCGTTGTACCAAGCCATAAGGTGTTCGGCTACTTCAACGAGCTGTGTTAGTGAGTAAGTTTCATCGCCACTTTCTGCCATTTCTTTTGCTTCAACCACGATGAGTTCTGCAATTGCGCGGCGAGCGGTATCGAATGTGGCTTGGTCGAACTTTGCAGAATCTGGGGTCAATGACTTAGCCAATTCTGTGATTTGCTTAATTGTTTCCATCTTTGA